CATTATTATTTACCAAGTTTAACCACAAACTGTTCAGCAATGGAAACTTTGTTGGACAAGATAAAAAATACCAAAGAAACTTTTTTATTTACATATAGAGGAGTGCCTTCAGGTAAATGGGTTAGATCTTTTTTACTATATCATGGTTTAGAGTTTGCACACGTTGGTCTTAGCCCTTACGTTTCAAAAAAAGAAATAAGATGTCATAAATTTTGGCCAGACTTTGTACAAGGAATACCGATGTCTTTAAAACAAATAAAAGAGTTTTGGTATTACATGGGCTCTAAGGTAATAGTAAAGGGCAAAGGAGAGGCTACATTTGAAGACTGGATAAATAAAGACTATACTATTTTTGAATTGATAAATAAAAACTATTTAAAACCTGAGAGTGTTTATTTTAAAGATTTTTATCACACCAGAATAAAATCAAAAACGGATGTAGAAAAAATTAAATACATAAATAATTTAATAAGACAAGGAGTGGACACTGATGGAGAGACAAGAGTGCACTATGCAAACATTCACACAGTAAAAGGTTTAACCTATGATAATGTGATTGTTGATTTAACTTGCACCAGACCAGAAGATTATTTTACTCAGCTGCGTTTAAAATATGTGGCCTATAGTAGAGGTAGAATAGACTGTTGGACAATTGCATCACAAGATAGATACACGTTAGGAGAATAATGAAAAAGAAAAATGTTTGGGACAAACAGCACGGTGGGAATCACTATCAAAAGTATAAGATTCAGCCGAGCAAGTTTGTAGTTGAGAATAAGTTGCTATATCCTGAAGGTAATGCTATAAAATATATTATACGTCATCAAGACAAGAACGGTAAGGAAGATTTATTGAAAGCAATACATTTTATCGAGATGATTATAGAAAGAGATTATAATGTGTAACACACCAGAAGATTTAAATCTTAATGGAGTTGATACCATAGCTGTTGATATAGAAACTTATGATCCTAATCTTAAATCAAAAGGATCAGGCGCAATACGAGGAGAGGGTTTTATATGTGGTGTAGCTGTCGCTACAGTAAATGATATAGCTTATTTTCCATTAAGACATGCAGACACTGACCTGTCATTAGATAAACAATTAAAGTTGTGGGAAGTTTTAAATGAAAAAATTTTTCAAAACGATAAAATTACCAAAGTATTTCACAACGCAATGTATGATGTGTGTTGGATAAGAGCTGTAACAGGCATGAAAATGAAAGGTAGAATTGTCGATACAATGATAGCAGCATCTATCATCGATGAAAATAGATTTAGATATACTTTAGAATCATTGTCAAAAGATTATTTACAAGATGAAAAATACAAATACGATCTACAAGAAAAAACTTTGAATTGGTCAGGCGGTACAGTCAAGGACCCGATGACTAACATGCACAGGTTACCTGCTTCTATTGTAAAAGAATATGCAAAACAAGATGTCAGTTTAACTTTAAGATTATGGAATTTATTTAATAAAAAATTAGACGAAGTATTATATATTAAACCAGAGGACAATAGTAAAAAAACTTGTAGAAATATTTTTGAATTAGAAACTAAATTATTTCCTTGTCTAGTTGACATGAAGTTTAAAGGAGTTAGGATAGATGTCCAAAAAGCTAAACGGTTAGGAAAGTTCTTCGAGGGACGTAGAGATAAACTACTCAACATAATAAAAGAAAAAACAAACGTTGATGTTCAAATATGGGCAGCTGCATCTATAAAAAAATTATTAAAGAATCAAAAGATTACTGACTACAAGACAACGCCTAAATCTGAGATGCCACAACTTCCTAAAGATTTTTTAAGAACACACAAAAATAGATTTTTAAGATTTGTTGCAAAAGCCAGGGAATACGACAAAGCTAAAAATACTTTTGTAGATGGTTTATTAGATTTTGTTCACAATGATAGAATACACGCGGATATAAATCAAATTAGATCAGAAAAAGGTGGAACGGTTACTGGCAGATTCAGTATGTCAAATCCTAATCTACAACAGATTCCATCAAAAGGTTTTATAGGTAAGAAGATGAGAGAATTATTTATACCCGAGATTGGCTGTGAGTGGGGCAGTTTTGACTATTCACAACAAGAACCAAGGATTGTTGTCCATTATGCGTTAAAAATAAACATGCCTGGAACAGAAAATTTAAAAGAAGAATTTGATAAAGATGATGCTGATTTTCACCAAATCGTTGCAGATATGGCTAAAATACCAAGAAAACAAGCTAAAGTTATCAATCTAGGACTGTTTTATGGCATGGGTAAAACAAAGTTACAGAAAGAATTAAACTTAGATGAAAATAAAGCTACAAAATTATTTCAAACTTATCATGCGCAGGTTCCGTTTGTTAGAGATTTATCACAAAGACTGTCAAAATTTGCTAGTAAAAACGGTTTGTTATTTACATTGGGGGATAGGTTCTGTCGTTTTGATAAGTGGGAAACAAGAGATAAAGAATGGGATCCAAAGATAAACAGGTTTACTGAAGTTGAATTATACGCAACAAAAGAAAAAGCTATGAATGCTTACAGGTTAGATCAAATGGAAAAATATGGAAAATACATAGATCCTGATTGCGAGCATTTTGAAAAACATTATGCTAGAGCTTTCACATACAGAGCTTTTAATAGATTAATACAAGGATCTGCAGCAGACATGACAAAAAAGGCCATGGTGGATTTGTATGAGAAAGGCATAGTGCCACACATACAGATACATGATGAGCTTTGTGTATCAATTAGAAATAAAAAAGAAAGGAATATGGTTCACGAAGCAATGGAAAACACGATAAAATTAAATATAAAAAATAAAGTAGACTATGAATTTGGACCAAATTGGGGTACAACAAATGAGGAGTAAACATGGCTTATTTAAATGCAAACATACCACCAATCTACGCACAGATAAGGAGAGAGTTTTTATATGATTTACAAAAACATCACGGAGAAGTTGAAGATTGTATTATCTTCGGCATATCGGCTCTTACTGGAAGGAGTATACTATGGCATGCTATTATGGAAAACGGTGCAATATTTTATCGCCTACCAATTAGCGCG